ACACATCTTTTCTATGATAAAGATACTGGTCGTATGAAAGAGATTGACAATCCTTATGAAGTAGATGATAATAATAACGAAGAGGAGATACCATTCTAATGTGGAAACATTATTGTAACGTAGAGAAAACTGAAATGGAAGTAGGTGATGGTGAAGAGTGTAACTGGTGTGGACTAGATGCTGAAGCTATGACCATAGATGGTTTTGATGATGCTATTATAGGTATAGGAGAACAATATGGAAAAAAACCTTTACATGTTTATTCATATAGTGTAATATGTAAAATATTAAGAGAACGAGATGGTATGACATGGGAAGAAGCAGAAGATTTTGCTCAATTTAATATTTTAAATGTGTGGGTAGGTGAGAGAACTCCCATGATATTATATAATGAGTATTGGTATGATTGGAAAA